CCTCAAAACACACAATTAAAAAAATACATAGTTTTTTTGGAAAAATGATGAAAAAGATTGGAAAATATGAATTTAAAGATAGAGTATGTCAGCATAGAAGAATTAAAATCTTATAAAAATAATGTAAAAATAAATACAACAGAACAAATTTAAAAAAGCAATTAAAATTAATTAAGGAGATAATAGATGAATAAATTTTCATTAAATGAACAAGCACAGGAAATCTTAAGAATAGCAGAAGAAGCAGGAGTTCAAGGAAATTTCTTTTTTATTACGACTTTTGAAAGATATCAAGTTCAATTGAATATGCTGAGTCAGTTAGAAAAAAGTTTGAATGAGAATGGAATGCTTGTTACAAAAGAATATGTAAAAGGTAGAAAAAATGTATATTCTAGTCCTGCTGTAAAGGATTACAATAGTACAACAGATTCTGCTAATAGAACAGTTTCCACATTAATGAAGATAATCAAAGGATTTAATGTGGGTGATAATACAGAAGAACAAGATCCTTTATTATCAATTATAAATGGGGATGATATTATTGATAAATAAAGCTTATGAAATTTGTAAGGCACAAGTAAGAAAAAAGACTACACCTAAATATGTAAAAAAACAAATGAAGGATTTTATCAAAATATGTGAAGGAAAAAACAAGAAATATATTATTAATGAAACAAAATTAAAGCAGCTTGAAAATGTTTTGAAAATATTAATTATGCCTAAAGGGCTCAAGGCTGGTCAAACTTTATATGATTGCTCTGTTAGTTACCAATGGTTATTTTATACTGCAGTTTTATGTGTTGTATATCGTGATAATATAAAAAAAAGAAGATATGAAACAGCATTATTAGAAATCTGTCGTAAAAATTTTAAAACGTATACTATTGCAGCACTATTTATTATTTTGTTTTTAACTGAACCGCAATATTCAAAATTTTATAGTGTTGCACCTGACGGAGCGTTATCAAAAGAAGTTCAAGAAGCAATTTCAGAAACAATTAAATCAAGTCCATTAATATATGAATACAAAAATCAAAAAAGATTTAAGATTTTGAGAGATTATATATTATTTAAACCGACACAAACAAAATGTATTCCTTTAGCATATTCTACTTCTAGAATGGACGGAAGATTACCAAATGCTTTTATTGCAGACGAAGTAGGAGCGTTGCCGAATTCATCTGCAATTGAATCAATGCAATCAGGGCAATTAAATGTTTTAAATAAATTAGGATGCATTATATCTACAAAATATCCAACAATAGATAATCCATTCGAAGAACAAGTTGCATATAGTAAAAAGGTTTTAGATGGAATAGAAAAAGATGAAACAAGATTTTCATTATTATATGAACCAGATGATCCTAAAAAATGGGAAAATGATGACTTGGTTTTAAAGCAAGCAAATCCTGCAGCTCTTGAAAATAAGGAAATATGGAAAGATTTAATTAAAAAGAGAGCATATGCAATTGCTGTAGAAAGTGCTAGAGAAAATTTTGTTACAAAACATTGTAATATTATATATCAAGGAGAAGGAACAGAAACATATATTGATATACGATATGTGCAAAACTGTAAAGTTTCTAAAATTGGTTGGAGTGGTAGAATAGTTTATTTAGGAATTGATTTATCGATGACTACAGATAATACAAGCGTTTCGATGGTTAGTATAGATGGTGATGATAACATATTAGCAGAAAGTTTTGCTTTTATACCTGAAGGAAGAATCGAAGAAAAAACAATAAAAGAAAAAGTTAATTATAATGAACTACTAAAATCAAAAAAGGTTTTTGCGTGTGGAGATAAAACGATTGATTATTCTTTTGTAGAAAAATTTATATTAAATTTGGAATCTGAATACGGAGTGACAATACGAGCAGTAGGATTTGATAGATTTAATTGTTTGAGTACAGCACAAAAACTCGAAAATGCAGGATATAATACGATAGAAATAAAACAACATTCTAGTGTGTTACATAGCCCAACAAAATTAATGAGTGAAGCAATACTTAATAAAAAATTTAAATATACAGAAAACAAATTGTTGGAGATAAATTTTCAAAATGCAAAATGTACATTTGATACGAATATGAACAGATATGTCACAAAAAAGAAATCAACGGGTAAGGTTGATATGGTTGTTTCTTTAATTAATGCAGTTTGTTTATTAGAACAGGATTATTTCCTAGACAGAATGAATTTTGTTGTTCAAACAATTTAAAGAAAGGAGGTATATATGAATATTTTAGATAAAATAAAGTCTGTGTTTAATAATAAAAATATTAAAAATGAAGATGAAGAAATAGGAGATCCTCTTTTAACGGCTTTATTAAGAGACGAACCGATAACACGAGAAAAGGCACTAATGATTCCAGCAATATCAAGCAACGTTGACTATATTGGAAATATGATAGCAAGTATACCTATTAAGCTTTATAGGAAGAAAAATGATAAAGTAGAAGAAGTTAAAGATGATATACGAGTATTTTTATTAAATAACGATACAGGAGATACTTTAGATGCATTTCAAATGAAAAAAGCAATGATAGAAGATTATTTATTAGGAAAAGGTGGATATTGTTATATAAAGAAAGACCTCAATAAAATTGAAGGTCTTTTTTATGTTGAAGATAGAAAAGTATCAATATATAAGAGTACAGATCCTATTAATAAAAATATAGTTTTTAGGATAGGGTCTAAAAGCTATTTTAATCACGAACTAATTAAACTATTAAGAAATACTAAAAATGGTGGTTATGGTGTTGGAATAACAGAGGAATTAGAAAAAGTAATTGAAACATCATTTTCAACGTTAGTATATCAACTTGGTCTTGTAAAATCCGGCGGAAACAAAAAAGGTTTTTTAAAAAGCTTGAGAAAATTAGGAGATGCAGAAATGAATGCTTTAAAAAAAGCTTGGAGAGACTTATATACTAATAATAAAGAAAACATAGTAATTTTGAATAATGGTTTGGAGTTTCAAGAAAGTTCTAATTCAAGTGTTGAAATGCAATTAAATGAAAGCAAAAAAACATTTCAAGAAGAAATAGATAGGATATTTCATATTCATCAAAATGATACTAATTTAACTTTTAAAGAAGCAATATTTACGATTTTAAAAGCATTTGCAACACAGCTAAATTCAGTTATGTTGCTAGAAAAAGAAAAAAAAGAGTATTATTTTGATTTTGATACAAAAGAAATATTGAAATCAAATACTTTAGATCGATATAAAGCACAAAATGAAGCAATTAAAGGTGGTTGGAAAACTATAAATGAAGTTAGATTAGAAGAAAACTTGAACACAATTGAAGGCATGGATGTTTTAAATATTGGATTAGGTTCTTCATTATACGATGTAAAAACAAATAGTTATTATACTCCAAATACAAATCAAATCAGTAAATTAGAAGAAAATAATAAAAAAATAGAACAGAATGGAGGTGATTAAAATAAAGTATTTTAAAAATGTAACATCTACAAGTGCAGATTTTTATATTTATGGTGCAATTGTTGATGAAAAGGAGGCAGATTGGTGGACTGGTGAAACATCAAAAACAGAAATTGATATAAATGAAATGAAGTCAGAGATAGAAGAATTAAAAAAAGAAAGTATAACTGATTTTAATATTTATATCAATTCGCCAGGAGGTAGTGTTTTTGCGAGTTCTACGATAGTTTCATTATTAAAAAGATTTAAGCAAGAACATGGAATTAAAATTCATAGTTATATTGATGGATTATGTGCTTCTGCAGCAACATATATCTGTATGGTTGCAGATGATATTAATGTATATCAAAATTCAATAATGATGATACATAAACCTCTTTCATTTGCATATGGAAATTCAGATGATTTTCAAAAAGAAATTGACACATTAAATACGATTGAAAATAATATGATGATTCCTATGTATATGAATAAATTTAAAAAGAGTGAGGAAGAATTAAGAAATCTTATAAAAGATGAAACTTGGTTTAATGGAAATATTTTTGATAAATATTATATTGGTGAATTTTTTAATATAAATTATATTGATGAAACAAAGCAGGCTGTTGCATTGAAAGATTCAAATTTATTAAAAAATTATAAACATATTCCAAAAAATATTTTTGAAAGCACAAATAAAGAAGAAATCAAAGAAAAAATTGATTATTCTTTTTATGAAAACAAAATAAAAAAAATAAAGGAGATTTAAAATGAATTTAAAATTTTTAATGGAAAAAAGAAATGAATTAACAGAAAATATGAAAGGAATTGTTGAAGTTGCAAAAGCAGAAAATAGGATTATAACTGAAGACGAAACAAAAAAGTTCAACGATTTAGAAAAAGAAATAGCTGAAGTTGATAATATGATTGAAAAAATGAAAAAAGTTGAAGATCTAACTTTAATAAAAGCAGATGATGAAAAAGTTGAAGTAGAAAACAAAGTAAATCAAGAAGAAATAGAAAGAAAGGCATTTTTAAATTATATAAGAAATGAAGTATCAAACAGAATATCAAATCAAGATGCAAATCTAGAAGCTGGTGCAAATGGAGCTATAGTACCAAAAACAATAGCTAAAAAAATAATTACAAAAGTTTATGATATGTCATCAGTATTAAAAGATGCAACAAAATATGATACAAAAGGAAAAATTTCGATTCCTATATATGGAACAAATGGATCTAATGATATAACAGTAGAATATGCAACTGAATTTGGTAATTTAGAGAGTAAAATTGGAAAGTTCACTTCAGTTGATTTAGATGGATTTTTAGCTACAGCTTTAGCAAAACTTTCAAATTCTTTAATAAATAACACAGATATTGATTTAGAAAATAAAATTATTGAATTAATGTCGGAAGCTATTGCATTGTTTATGGAAAGAGAAATTTTAAAAGGAACTGCAGGAAAAGTTGAAGGTCTAAGCACATTATCAAACAAAGTAACAACAGCAACACCAACAGCAATAACAGCGGAAGAATTAATAAAAACAAAAAATAAAGTAAAGAAACAAAATAGAAAAAATGCAAAATGGATTGTTTCAAATGATACATTAACATATATCGAATCTTTAAAGGACTCAGATGGAAGATTTTTATTCAGAGATGATATGAATGGAGAATTTAATGGATATTTATTAGGATATCCTGTAGAAGTTTCAGACAATATGGATGAAATTGCAACAGGCAAAACAGTAGCATATTTTGGAGATTTTAGTGGTGTTGCTTTAAAACAAAAGTCTAATGACATTGAAATTAATGTTTTAAGAGAAATATTTGCAACACAACACGCAACAGGTATTAATGCTTGGATTGAGTTTGATGCAAAAGTTGAAGATTACAATAAAATTGTAAAATTAGTATGTAAATAGAATTTACTCCTAAAAGGAAGGAGAAAAAATGAACAATATAACAAAAGTTAGTGAAATAACAAGCGAAGATGTTGCAGAATATCTTCGCTTGGATGATTATGAAGAAAATGAACAATTTTTAGAAAATATATTAAAGGTTTCTAAAGAATATATAAAACGATATACTGGAAGAAAGGAATCGGAAATAGACGACTATTCATCATTTGTAATAGTTGTTTTTTCTTTATGTCAAGATATGTACGATAATAGAACTTTATATGTTGATAAGAATAATATTAATAATATTATTCAAACAATTCTTGATATGCATTCCGTAAATTTGTTGTAATGATAAATGCAGGCAATTATAAACATAAAATAAGTATAATTCAATCAATGACAATAAAAGATGAAGACGGTTTTAAGAAAAAAGAAGATTATATAGTAGCAGAACCTTATGCAAAAATAAAAACAACAAAAGGATATACATTGATCACAAATAATAGTGATTTTGAAAAGGCGTATACTAATTTCACAATAAGATATTCAAAACAAGTTGAAGATGCTTATTATGATGAAAATGATGAAGATTCAAATAGAGAGATGCTAATATCATTCAAAAACAAAATTTATAAAGTGGAATATATGAATAATGTTAATGAAAGCAATATTGAATTAGAGTTACAAGCAAAAAGGATTACAAAATAATGGCACAATTTCAAGATATATTACCAAACGAAGAAATTGAAAATTTGAAAAAAATCTATAATGGATCAAGTAAAATTTTCGGAACAATGACGAAAGAATCAGCAGAAATGGTGAAGACTAGAATTATATCAAATATGAAATATTCTTTTAAAAATTCATCTAAATTAGTTCCATATTTAAAAGTATCAAAAACGTATCAAACAAAATCTGATAATGGAATAAATAATAAAGTACTTTTTTCAGGATATTATAAGGAAGATTCTAAAAGCACTAATATCAGAAGAAGAAATAAGAAGTATTCGTATAATGGAATACCTGTTCCATTGATCGTTAGAGCGAGAGAATTTGGATCTAGTAGAAATGAAGCTCCTAAACCTTTTTTTAGAAGGTCATTTAATCCAGCAGAAATAAAAAAGATAATGCTTATTGTGCAAAAAAGAGAAAGTGGTGGTTTATTAGATGAATAAATTAATAGAAAAAATTTTCAAAGGCTTTAAAGTAGATAATGTTGAAATACCAGTTGAATTTTTAGTTTATAAAGGTAAAAGTACTACATATATAACATATTTTAGAGAAAATACAGATACAACTTTATCAGGTGATGATGAATTAATAAATTATGTTGATTATTATGACTTTCACATATATTCAAAAGAAAATTATAAAAAAATTGTTCAAAAATTAAAAAAAGTATTAAAAGAAAATGATTTTATATGGCAACCTTCAAGAAGTTCAGCAGATATGTTTGAAGCGGATACAGGTTATTATCATATAGTCTTAAATTTTGCAATTATAAATAAGGAGGAATAAAAAATTGGCAAAAATAGGTTTAAATAATTTTAGGGTGGCAGTAGCAACGGTAGGAGCAACTGGTGCAATTACATATGCCAACTGTCAAAAACCAGGGAAAGCAGTAAGCTTTAAATGTACACCAACAATAGCGTCAGCAGAATTATATGCAGATGATAGTGTTGCAGAAAAAGACACTAGAGTTGTTGGTGGAAAAGTAAATTTGGAAATTGACAGAAGAGACAAAGTTTTAGAAACAATACTAGGTCATAGTGTATCGACAAAAGGAGAGATTACCGATAATGTAAATGACGTTGTTCCATATGTAGGCATTGGAAGAGTCATCGTTGAAGTGGTTGATGGAAAAAGGGTATATCATGGCTCTGTTTTATCATTAGTTAAATTTTCTGAGCCAGAAGAAGAAAATAAAACAGTAGGAGAAAAATTAGAATATAAAACTACTTCTTTAGAAGGTGATTTATTAATTCCTCAAGATGGAATTTGGAGAAAAAGACAAACTTTTGATACACAACTAGAAGCAATAAAATATATAGAAAAAGCTTTAGGAAAAACAGAATAAATTGAGGAGCAATATTATCTATTGCTCTTTTTTTGTGTTGGAGGTAATGAAATGAAAGAAATGATGAAAGAATTAAAAGTGGGTAATAAAGTGTATCCGATTTGTTTTAACTTAAATGTTATGGAAAATATTCAAGAGAAATATGGAGCATTGCAAAATTGGATGAACAGTATTGATAAAAAAACAAAAAATAAAAATGGCGAAACAAGTGAGCCGGATGTAACAGCATTAAAATTTGGATTTGCAGAAATGATTAACGAAGCAATAGATATTCAAAATGAAAAGAATGAAATTAAACAAGAACCTGTTACATTAAAGCAAGTAGGAAGAATTATAACAGAAATCGGATTCACAGAAATGACTGGTATATTGACGAATACTGTAAATGAAAGTACACAGAGTGTTGAAAAAAACTAATAATCCAAGATGAAGATGAAGCAGTGCCTATTGACTTCTCTTGGTTTTATTTTATTGGGCATAAAAAATTAGGCTTAAATAATAAAGAAATAGGCAGATTAACTATAACTACATTCAATAAGTTATATAAACATTACAAAGATGATTTTGATTATGAATTGTTATTGAAGACTACAAATACAACATATGAAAAAGCATATCAGGATTATATAGAAGGAGAATTGTGGTAGAAAGGAGTGCAATTTGTCTACTTTTGGTGGAACAATAAAATTAACTGGCGAAGGTGAATATAAGAATGCTATTAGTAATTGTATTAATAGTTTAAAAAATATGTCGACTGCTTTAAAAGGGCAGATTAATGATTTTAATAACTCAAATAATTCAATGAAAAAGTCTGCAGCAAGCCAAAAAGAATTATCAGATTCTATAAAGAAGCAAGAACAAGCTATAGGAAGTGCAAAATCAAAATATGCTGATTTAAATGTTGTATTAACCTCACAAAAAGCAAAAAATAGTGAATTAACGAAAGAATATAAAAGTTCAGTAACTGAATTAGAAAAAATTAAAAGAACAGCTGGAGAGACTTCAAATGCATATAAAAATCAAGAAAAGGCAGTTCAAGAATTAGGATCGAGATTATCAGCAAGCAATCAAGAAATTGATAATACTAAAAGTAGTATGTCTGAATTAAAAAGAACTATTAACGAAAGTACAAAAACAATAGAAGAATCTAAAAATAGTTTAAATAATTTGGGTGAAAATGCTAAAGATAGTAGTGAAAAAGCTGAAAAAAGTGCTGGTGGTTGGACAATATTCAAACAAGTTATTGCAAATTTAGCTACAGAAGCTATTAATTCTGCATTAAATGCTATCAAAAGTTTAGGAGACGCAATAGTTGATGTTGGAAAACAAGCATATTCAAATTATGCAAACTATGAACAATTAGTTGGTGGAGTTGAAACTTTATTCAAAGATAGTGCTCCAGCAGTAAAAAAATATGCAAATGAAGCATATAAAACAGCAGGAATGGATGCAAATAATTATATGCAAACAATAACAGGATTTAGTGCTTCATTAATCCAAGGTTTAGGTGGAGATACAAAAAAAGCTGCAGAATATGGGAATAGAGCGATTGTTGATATGTCTGACAATGCAAATAAAATGGGAACAGATATGGCTTCTATTCAAAATGCTTATCAAGGATTTGCAAAACAGAATTATACAATGCTTGATAATTTAAAGCTAGGTTATGGTGGAACAAAAACAGAAATGCAAAGATTAATAAAAGATGCATCGAAAATGACTGATGTTCAAAAACAATTAAATGTATCAGTTGATAGTTCAAGTATGTCTTTTGATAATATTATTAATGCAATTTCAGTAATGCAAGCAAAAATGGGAGTCGCAGGTACGACTTCTAAAGAAGCAAGTGTTACAATTGAAGGTTCTGTAAATTCTATGAAATCAGCGTGGAAAAATATGGTTACAGGAATTGCAGATAGTAATTCTGATATAGGAGAACTTGCACAAAATTTAGGTAGTACAATAGTTAGTGCTTTGAAAAATATATTACCAAGAATTCAAGAAATTATAGGTGGAATTGTAAAAGCTTTTAATGGATTTGTAACAACAATATTACCACAATTAATACCAATAATAGTTGAATTTTTAAATAATATTGCACAAACAATTTCTACAATGTTGCCTATGTTGATTGAAACAGGAAAACAAATACTAACATCTTTGCTGCAAGGTCTTAATGAATCAGCACCACAATTATTAGTTGTTATAACACAATTAATAGTTGGAATAGTTCAAATAATATTAGAAAATTTACCTTTAATAATAGAAGTAGGAATAAAATGTATTATTGCACTGATTCAAGGAATAACAGAATCAATTCCTAAATTAATTGAAATGCTACCAACAATAATAAATCAAATTATTAAAGTTCTAGTTGATAATTTACCGTTATTAATAAATGCAGGAATAAAATTATTATTAGCAATTATACAAGGAATTGTAAATGCTTTACCACAATTAATAGAAATGATACCAACAATAGTAGAAAGTATAATTGATATATTAATGCAAAACTTACCATTATTAATCGAAGCAAGTATACAAATAATTATAGCAATTATTACTGGAATTATAAAAGCCTTACCTAAATTAATTTTAATGATACCAACAATAATAGTAAAAATTGTAAAAGCACTTATAGAAAATTTACCTAAAATTATTGAATCCGGAGGAAGAATCATAAGTGCATTGATTAAAGGAATTGGAAACATGGGTGGAGCCGTTAAAAATGCAATTGGTGACATTATAGGTAAGATCAAGGATGCAATAACTGCATTACCTGGAAAAGCTGTTGAATGGGGAAAAGATGTAATTAAAGGATTAGCAAATGGAATAAAAAACGCTATACATTTTATTACGGATGCAGTTAAAAATGTTGCTAAAAAAATAACAAGCTTTTTACACTTTTCAAGACCTGATGAAGGTCCATTACGAGAATACGAAAAGTGGATGCCTGATATGATTCAAGGTTTAGCAAAAGGAATTAAGGATACAAGCCCTATATTAATAAAACAAACTAAAGACTTAGCAACTCAAATGTCCACTGCTTTAAATGTAAATGGAAACATCAAAGCCAAAAGTGAATATTTAAATAATAATATATCTAATTCAACTAAGAATAATCAAACAACAAATAATTTTGATTTGATAGTATCAGGTTTTATGGAAGCACTAAGTCAAATGAAAGTAGAAATGGACGATGAACAATTTGGGAAGTTTGTAAAAAATAATGTTGCTCGTGAAGTTTTTAGTTATTAGGAGGAAATGTGGAAGAAAATATATATTTATATCAAGGAAATAGTTTTGTTTTTGATTTAGAAATAGAAGGATTGAAGCAAGAGTTAGATTCTTGTTATCTTTCTTGTAAAAAACATAAAAAAGATGATACTTACATCTTTAAAAAAAGAATAGGCAATGGTATCAATAAGATTGAACAAACGGAAAATTCATTTGTGTATTCACTTAGAATTGCTCCTGAAGATACAGAAAACTTAATTGCAACAGCTTATTATTATGATTTACAAGTAGAAATTGAAAAAGATATTTTTACTGTACTTAGTGGAAAACTGATTATAAAAGAAAAAATCACGAGAGGAAATTAATTAAATGGGAACTATAAAGGATTTTAATAATAGATATAAATTTAAAATTTTTGTAAAAAGTGGTATCGATGTTCCACAACCTTTCAGAGACGAAATTAATGAAGTAAAAACAAATCATAATCAATTGAATCAACATATGAATGATATTGATATTCAACTTGCTGAAGCAAAACAAAATAATAATTCTATAAGCACTAATATCGTAAATGTGAATAATGAAATATCAAAAATAAAAAAAGTACAAGAAAATCAAAATAGTATCAATGAACAGAAGGTTGATAAAGTTGAAGGAAAGCATTTAAGTAGTGAGGACTATACCACTTTAGAAAAAACAAAATTATTAAATATAGAAGAAAACGCAAATGTTAATATATTAGAAACTTTAACATTAAGCGGAAAAAAATTAAATAATGAAAACAAAAATATAGAAATTAAAGATAAAGAAATAGAAGATTCAAGAAATTCAATAATAAAAGGAAAAACATTTAATTCTTTAGGATCACGTATCGAAGAAGTAGAAAATGACTATAATAGTCTTAACTCTTCAAAAGTTGCTAAAGAAGAAGGAAAAGTTCTGTCAAGTAACGATTTCACCAATCAATATAAAGAAAAATTGGAAAATTTACAAAATTATGATGATGAAGAGTTAAGAAAAAAATATGCTAAATTACAAAAAGAAAATGAATATTTAAATAATGTAATAAATCAAAGTTTTTCAGAAGTTACAGAAAGCGGAACTGATATCATAATTTCTGATACAATAGAATCAAAAATGAATTTAAAACTATTTGGAAATAGTTTTCAAAAAGACTTAAAAGGATTGCAATTGCTTGATTTTAAAAATGTTATAAATCTTTTAAATTTAAAGTATAGTTTTGAAAATGATACTATTTCACTAAATTCAGATAATATAATCTATGCTAATGTAAAAATTAATATTTTAAATATTGTTAATGAAAATATAGGTAAAACATTATATTTTAATTACGAAAAATATGAAGCTATAAATTGCAAAGGATATTTTTGTCAACTAAATATTCAAAAAGCAGATAATTCTTGGGTATATGTGAACATGCTTTCAAATGATAATATAAAAAAATCATATCATTTAAATGAAGATTTACTAAATTGCAAAGTTGCAACTTTCTCAATATATACCAATAATAGTAGAGATAGTTTAAATGGTGAATCTAAACTAACAATAGTAAAACCAATATTATCATTTCAACAAAATGCAGAATATGAAATATATAATAATCAACTAGAATTACCAAATATAAATCAACCACAAAATTTCGAAAATGTAACTGGAATGAATTATATAGAAATCAAAACTCCAAATATTTTTAATGAAGAAATGATACAACCTTTTAACGATAAAACTACTGTTATAAAAAATAATAATATCATTATTTATAGTAATAGTAATAATTATGATATTACTATTACTATTTATGAAGGAAAATTAAAAAAAGGGAAACTATTTATAAATGTAGCAAGTCCATTATTAAATGAAATAAACATTTATAAAAACGGAAAATTTTATTTGGAATTATTAAGAAGTAATAGTTTGAGTAATTCTGTGATTATTGATGATGATAATTTATATAAAATTGTGATTGCTTGCAAACAAAATCAAGAAATTAGCTTAAATCAATTATGCATATCAAATGTTGATTTTAATAATAAGTATACAAAGTATAATATTAATAGATACGCTATAAATTTAAAAGAATTGAAATTGAATGGAATTGATCATAATAAAGATTATTTAAAAATTGAAAATAATAAATGGTATTTAATAAAAAATATTAAAGAAGAAATATTCAATGGTTCTGAGACTTGGGATAAAGCAAGTAATCAGGTCTCATCTTTTTCTTATGCAAAACTGTATGATAAAATTCAAGGTTTAGGAAATATTTATTGCAATAAATTAAAATTTAAGGGGAATGCACAAAGTATTAAATTAGGATATGCAATTAGTGCAAATCCTTTAATAATATATAAGCAATATATATATGTGCAAGTACCAGAAAATATTGTTGAAGTTGGAGATGTAGTAACTTTTAAAAGTTGGCTTTCAAGAAATCCTATAACAATTTTATACCCAACTACAGAATCGCAAAAAATAGAAATAACGGATAATGAATTAATAGAACAATTAAACAATTTAAAAAATGCGTTAAGCAAAAAAGGTACTACAATCATTACTCAAGAAAATCAAAAAATGCCATTTTTCATTGAAGCAACTGCTTTGCAATCTAATAATACTAAAATTAAAAATTTAGAAAAAGCAATAATAGCTTTAGGAGGAAATATTTAAAGGAGGTATATATGTTTAGTTTAAGAAATTTTATTATGAATGGACTAAAAAATGCAATTGGGAGGATGGAAGATTATCAAATTATTTTAAATGCATCAGGATGGTTTGAAAAAAATGTTTTGCTGCAAGATGATTTAGAGGAATTGCAAAAATTAATTGATGAAAAAAATAAACCAATTGAAAAATACGAAGAAATTACTGAAGAAATATTGAAGGAGGATTAAAATGGAAGATTTTATGAATATAATGCAACAAATGCATTTACAATTTAATAGTGAAATATGGTTATTGGTAATACCGGCATTACTAATGGTTTTAGATATTTTAACAGGTTATATAAATGCCTGGAAAAAACACGAAATAAAAAGTCAAAAAATGCGAGATGGATTAGGAAAGAAAGTAGCAGAAATTTGCTATATTATAATTGGTTTTGTGTTCAGATTTGCAACAGGATTAAGTTCAATAGCATATGCTTTAAGCATGTATGTCACTTATATGGAATTAGTATCAATTCTTGAAAATACAGATAAATTAGGATTACCAATTCCAAAATTTATAAGAGATAAATTAAATAACAACAATAACAATAAAACTAAAGATAAAAGTGAAGATGCATAAAAAATAGCAAAAATTATATATATTTTGCAAATATGTATAAAAAACAAAAAATAATAGTATATTAATTAAAAAAATAAAAGCCTTAAAAACGAATTTCATGCGTCGTTTTTGAGGTCTTTTTGATATTTTATAGAGGGAAAGAAGATGAATAATTATATTATTCTAAATGATAAAAAATCAACAGATATTAAAGGATTATTAATACAAAAATTAGCACCAATTTCAAAACCAAAAATCAGAGTTTCGATTGATGAAATTGACGGAAAAAATGGAGATGAAATAACTAAATTAGGATTTTCATCATATGATAAAGAAATTTTAATAGGTTTGAGCTATGATTATGACTTAGATGAAATTATAAATTTTTTTAATAGTGAAGGAAATGTTATTTTTTCAAATGAAAACAATAAAATTTATAGATATTCAATCATAGAGCAAATTGATTTCGAAAGATTATTAAACTTTAAAACAGCAAAAGTAAAATTACATATTCAGCCATTTAAATTATCTACAAAAGAACAATTAAAAATATTAAATTTTAATGAAAATAAATCACTAATAAAAAACAATGGAAATATATATTCAAATCCAGTCTTATATATAAAGGGAAAAGGAATTATAAATTTATATTTAAATAATCAACAAATCTTAAAGTTAAATCTTGAAGAAGTAGTAGAAGAAATTGTTATTGATACAGAAAAAATGGAAGCATACAATCCTAAAACTAAAATTTTAAAAAATAGATCTGTCTTTGGAAATTATAATCAATTTAAATTCAAAGTAGGAAATAATGAAATTAAATATGATGGAATAATTGAGGAAATGAAAATTGAAAATTATTCAAGATGGATATAAAAAATATAAAAGAGGATTATTAAATGATTAGAATTTTTAATGAAAATGATACTGATTTTTCTTCAAATGGAGATATCATCGTGTCTCCTATAAAAGCAAAAATATATAAAGAGGATAATGGAAATTATTATTTAGATTTAGAAACAGACTTAAGTTATTCAGAATTTTTAAAAAAAGATAAAATTATAATAGTAAATATTCCAACAGGAACAGATGCTTTTAGAATAGGAAATATTGAAAAAAGTAAAACGAAGCTAAAGGTTCGTTGCTGGCATGTATTTTATGATACTAAAAATTATTTAATTTTAGATAGTTATATAGTAAATAAAAATTGTAATGATGCATTAGATCATTTGAATAATGCAACAGATAATAGTAGCCCATTTTCAACAATTTCAGATATAAATAAATTATCATCTTTTAGATGTGTAAGGAAAAGCTTTTATGAGGCTATTTCAGTAATTTTAGAGCGTTGGGGTGGACATTTAGTAAGAAATGCTTTTAATATAGAAATACGAAATAAAATTGGAAACGATAACGGAGTATTGGTGAAATATGGAAAGAATTTAAAAGATATTAGTTGTAGTGATATTTGGGATTCCGTTGTAACTAAGTTGTTACCAGTCGGAAAAGATGGAATTTTACTGCCTGAAAGATATATCTATTCAAAAAAACAATATAATGTACCGTATACTAAAAGCATCAGCTTTGAGCAGAATGATATTGATCAAGAAAATTATAAAAGTGAAGATGAATATAAAACTGCTCTTATTGAAGATTTGAGAAAGAAAGCCCAAAATTATGTTGAAATTAATTCAGTCCCAAAAGTTAATTATACCTTAAAAGCAAATTTAGAAAAAATCTCTGATGTAGGAGACTTTATTGAAGTTGTTGATGAAAGACTAAATATAAATATAATTACACAATTAATATCTTTCGAGTATGATTGTATTTTAGAAAAATATACAGAATTACAATTTGGAAATTTTAACAAAAAATTGAGTGAACTTTCAACAACGATAACAAATGAAACTAAAAAAGAAATTGATGAAAGCAATAATGTTTTTAAAGTTACTTTAGGAAAAGAGCTGAGTGAAATTAAAAAAGCTTATAATAAATTTTTAGGAAATAGCTATCAAATTTTAGAAAGTGATAGATTGTTGTTTGTGGATTCATTGCCTAAAGAAACAGCAAAAAATGTTATGATGATTAGTTCTGCTGGAATTGCTTTTTCACAAAATGGTATTGAAGGAGACTTTAATTCTGCGTGGACTATTGATGGAACGATGGATATGCAAAAAATAAATGTAATTAATTTAGTTGCAGATATGATAAAAGGTGGAACTCTAAAATTAGGATCTAGTCTTAATCAAAGTGGAATTATTGAAGTATATGATGGAACAAATAAATTAATTTGTATTTTAGATAAAAATGGGTTAAAGATGCATGGAAAAGACGATTCACAAATTATATTGAACTCTGAAGTCGGCTTTGTAGGATTTGATAAAAATAAGAACAAAACTTTTTGGGTTGATAAGGATGAATTTCATATGAAAAAAAGTATCGTAGAAGAGGAAATAACATTCTTTAACAAACAGAGCATAATTCCTTTAACAATTATAGATGAAAATAATAAGATTACAAATGACGGAATTGCATTAATTTCTCGTTATAAAGAAAGGAAATTTTAAATGGCAGAGGTTAAAACAAATTCGTATGATGGAAGATTTATAAAATTAAATGTTTGGGAAGAAAGTACAGATGTTTTAGAAAACACTTCGACTATTCGATGGGCGGTTGAGAGCGTTGGAGGACGATCAAACAATTATACTATTTATAATTTTGGAATAGAAATCAATAATCAGAAAATCATTGAAAAGCAAACTATTTCATATAGGACTCGAGAATTTCCTGCTGCACGAGGTTCAAAATCCGGAACAATAAAAATTAAGCATAACGATGATGGAAGTGCTGATTCAATAACATTTAAATTATTTGGTTCAGTCTATAACAATAATAATAATGAGTATTCTAGTATTTTAAATTTGAGCAAAATTGATAGATTTCCAATAATAGTTAGTGCATATAATTTTAATGATGAAGAAAATCCTAAAATAGAATTTCAAAACATATCAAAAAAATATAATATTCGTTGCAAAATTGAAGTGGGTGGAAATTCTCAATTAATTTATAGAGATTTGAATAAAGATGCAACATCTTGCACATTTGTTTTATCAGAAGATGAAAGGAAAAAGTTAAGACAGCTAAGTACCAACATTAATAAATTAAATGTAAGATTTACTGTGTGTGCAATGGAAAATAATACTGAATTGAGTGCTTCATGGCTTGATAGAAATATGAACGTTATAAATGCTAACCCGAATTTTCAAATTAATTACAATGATATAAATAATAAAAGTATTAATGTTACAAGTAACAATAAATTAATAGTACAGAATATATCAGAATTACAAGTACAAATCAATAATATAGAAACTTATAAATATGCAATTCCTAAAAAAGCAATATTGGAAATTGATGGTACAGAATACATAACAACCAATTTTAATAATAATGCTGCAATTATAAATTGTGGAAAAATTAATAAATCTAGTAATTTAAATGCAAAATTAAAAATTATTGATAGTCGTGAAAACGAAAGAACGAAAACATTTGAAATTCAAATTTTAGAGTGGAAATTACCTGAAGCGAATATTGAATGCTTTAGAAAAAATAATTACTATAATAAGACATATCTGAAAGTAGATAGCACTTATTCAAGTATAAATAATAAAAACAATGTTGTTATTAAATACAAATATAAAAAATGGATAGAAAATAATTATTCAAGTTTATTTAATATACAAAATAATCAAACTATTGAACTAGATTTAGATAATCAATACGAATGGATTTTAGTTGTTGACATTGAAGATAGATTTGGAAAAACAACAATAATAAAAACTATTAATAAAGGCACACCATTTGTATTCTTTGATGATTTTAATAATTCAATCGGAATAAATTGCATTCCAAAATATAAAAATGATATAGCAATTAATGGAACATCAATAAATCATTATAAAATAGGTCCTAATATTATTGTTGGGAGATGGATAGATGGACGACCAATTTATAGAAATATATTTACTTTAAATGGAGGATATCCTTTAGAAACTCTATATCATGGAATCGATAATCTTGATTACGTTATTGATGCAAGAGTCTTTGCACATAAAAATAATGATAATTATATAAATAGAAATAATATGCGTCAACTTAAAGTAGATCGTATAGATTCAGAAAATATCTATTTAAAAATAGATCAGTTTTTTTCAGGAGAATGGGAGGTATTTGTAGTTTTAGAATATACAACAAAAAAATAATAATTAAAGAAAGGAAATAATATATATGAATATTGTAGAAAAAACATTTAAAACAATTGGAGCATTACAATATAGAGACATAACAGATTTAATAGTATTGCATCATGCTGAAGCAGATAATTGCACAGTAGAAGATATCGATAGATGGCATAAGGCTCGTGGCTGGTGCAAAATAGGATATCACTTTTTTATAAAGAAAGATGGTACAAAGTACAGAGGTCGTGAAGAAAACGCGGTTGGAGCTCACTGTTATGGTTCTAATAGTCATTCAATTGGAATATGTGTTGAGGGAAGATATGATATAGAAGAAATGCCTGAAGCACAAAAGAATGCTGTAATTGAATTAATCAAATATTTAAAAGGTAAATATGATATTAAAGACATAAAGAAGCATAAAGATTTGTGTGCGACTAATTGTCCAGGCAAAAATTATCCTTTTGACGAGATTGTAGCTAAATCAAACGGCGATGTAGAATTTAAATCAATAAATCCTATTGAAGCAAAAAGTGCAGAATCAAGAAGCGGAAATATCGTTGTTAATGATTTAGTAAAAGAATTACAACACGAATTGAATGTACAAAAAAATACTGGATTAGTAGAAGATGGAATATTCGGACCTAAAACAGAAAACGCTATGATCAATGTTAGAATTGGAGCAAGAGGGAATATTACTAAAATAATTCAAAAAGCATTAATAAAAAAAGGCTATTCGATCTATGGAGGAATTGATGGAATTTTTGGGAATGATACTGATAGAAGAGTAAAAGACTTCCAGAGAAATAACGGATTAGTTGCAGATGGAATAGTAGGAAAAAGAACAATTGAAAAATTACTAAAATAAAAAGGCTGATTTAATTCAGCCCCTTTTTTTATGTTTAATTTAATTCATTCTTAAAAACATTATTAGATATATTGTCGATTTCTCCGACACACCTTACAAATGTGTAATCTGAACTTCTAACAAAATCTTCTACTTCACTATACGAATTAAAAATATCTATAAAATTTCCTTTTTCATCATAAACTTTAAAACTTTGATTTAATGCTGATAACATATTCTATATCTCCTTTTATTAATTATGCTTTTTTAATAGTAATTACATCATTATTTATTTCAATTATTGCTTGTGTATCATTTTCTGTAATTCCTAAATGGCTGATCCATTTTGGTGGAATAGCTACTCTGGTTATAAAGTAGCCGTTTCCATTTTTATTAAAATTTACTTTTATAATTCTTTTTTCGTTCATTTCATCTCCTTTTACATTTTACCATTTTCAAATTCTTTTATTACAAATTCATTATATTCATTTAATGCTAGTTTCATAAAATCTAAAATTTCTTGTTTTATTTCAGCAAAGTTTCTTGATTTTATACAAGTATCTTTCCAACATTTTCCGTAATAAGGTCTAAACTCTATTTCTAATTTATCTACTTCATTATCAAGTGCGTCTTTAGTGTATCTTCTTAAATAGAAATCCTTTTTTAATTCAATGCTTCCTTCATCTTTATTTAATAATTCCATAATTTCTTTTTTCATTTCCAAATCCTCTTTTCCTTTTATTTATTAAGCTCTCTGCTTAACTTGTTTGTATTGTACAACATTGTACAACTATTTTCAACATTTTTTCAAAAATATTTTAAATTTTTTTGAATTAATTGTCGTAAAATTGTCGTAAATTTACAAAAATATCAATAATATCAAAGAAAAATAACACAATGAAAAGACCCCCGCAACCAATACATGAGGATTTTAGGAAATAACCTAAAGTCCTTTATTTTATTATATTTGCTTGATATATCAACATTTCTAAAGCTTTTTAATTTCATGTATTTTCACATAATTTCATATAGTTTCACATAGTTTTATACAATAATTGTCGTAAAATTGTCGTAAATTTTAAATATTATCTAAATAATTATTTATTTTATTTAGTTCGTCTTCTTTGAACTTATTAAAAACAGAAGTATAAGTATTTAATGTTGTTTGAATATCTTTATGACCTAAAATTCGAGATAGAGCAACTGCAGATACACCTGCTTCAATACAACGAGTTGCAAATGTATGACGCAACATATGTGTATTCACAGACGAAGTTTTTAAATTAACATTTATAATTCCAGCCCTTTTATAGACTTTTTTGTTAGGATTAATTAAAGATCGTATATTTGCATCTTTGCATATTTTTTTGAAGTGTGTGTTTATTGTGTTTGGTCTAATAATTTTATTGTTTTTAGTGAAGATTAATTCATCTTTATTATTAGCATATTTCGAAATAATAGGTAGTAGATGTTTTGTGATAGGTATTTCTCGAGTTCCAGCATAAGTCTTTGTAGTTTTGCCTAAAATATACGCACCATTTTCGCTTTTAGTTAAAGTTTTATTAATAGTAATATAATTTGTCTCTAAATTGATATTCGAGCCAAATAACGCCAAAATTTCACCAATTCTGGCACCTGTGTATATTAATGTAAAGAATATATCTTTGTATTCATCATTAGACTTTTCTAATTCATTTATAAAAGCTTTTTGTTCTTCAATTGTTAAGGCTTCAATTTTTTTATCTTCTTTTTCAGATTTAACTTTAATAATAGCCCCTTTAATTAAAAATGGATTGCTTTTTACTATATTATTAATAATAGCTTGATTATATGCATTTGATAGCATTCCATAAACTTTAATTAAAATCGAGTTTGAATATTCTTTTATACTTAATAAATCAGATGAAATTTGCTGATTAGTTACTTTTTTTATAGGAAGATGAGCAAAGTTCAATTTATTAATAATTGATAAAGTATGGTTGTTTCTTAAATATGAAGAAGCGGATACTTGATTAGCTTCGAATTGATTATCAATATATTGTTTAGCAATTTCATAAATTGTAGCATCATTGTTTTGTGTGAAATCATTGTTTATAAATTCAGCTTTTAATTTATTCATCTTTTGGACAACATCAGACTTTTTCTTACCATAAACAGACTTACGAATTAGCTTGCCATTTGGTTCAATGCCTACAGTCACCTTACCTTCATACAATTTTTTTGATTCACTATAATATATAGATCCTTCGCCGTTAGTTTTTCTAGTCGACATTTTAACCTCCCATTTGCATTATTTGGAAAAATATGTTATAATAACAATACATCCCCTAATAGCCTAAGAAATTAGGCTCCTTTTATTTTAAAAAGACACCTATTAAGGTGTTTTTTTCTTTTGTGTTAGATAATTAATAAATTATAAAAAATATATTTTGCACTGTTTTGATTGACAAATATCACAAGTTGTAGTAACCTTAAATTACAAGAATAAGTAGTTCGCTGAGGAAATTACGGGTCGATAGTTTATCTATTGGCAGTACGCTAAGACGTATGGGACAATGTAATCAGGATACATATTCTTATATTTCTTTTAAGTTGAATATTGCCTATATTATATATATATAATATACGGACGGTTTGAATGTAACAAGTCATCTTTACGATGACTTTTTATTTTGTATATAAATTTAACCATTACCGATTGATACCATTTTGGCGATGTAGACAAAATGGTCTAATATTTTAAATATTTTTTTACACCAGTTTGGTTTGACTACTTTTTATTTTAATATATGAAAATATATGAAAATATATGAAAATATATGAAGATATATGAAGATATATGAAAATACATGAAAATACATTAAAATACATTAAAAAACTATTGACAATTGTCATAAGTTGTAGTAACCTTAAATTACCAGATGACAACTTCATCGTTCGGTAGATAGTTATGTAGTGATTAGAGAAATTAAGTGTATGTTAAGTACACCACCATAACTGGGAAGAGAGCTTTAAGCTCTCTTTTCTTTTTTATGGCAAAAATATTTTACAATTTAAAAAGTTAACTCTATTATATAAATTACTAGGATTATCTATGTTATTTAAAAACTCTCTTCTTAAAGTTCCCGCAATTAAATCAGAAGCTTGTATCATATAACTTTGATCAGAATGTATATATTTTAATTTCACTTCAAAATCAGAAAATAAAATTGGTTTGTAGAATTTAGCATAATTAAAATTGTATATTCCATTTTTTAATTCTTCATAAATACTATTTTCCAAACTATAATAACCATTTGACAAGGTAGTTTGCTCATCCATATTAAGCAATAGTTTTACTGGAGAATGTGGATCTATTTTTTGCTCTTTAATTAATTTAACAAATAAATCTTTTATTAATCTCTTCAAAGCATAGTCTAAATATCTTCCACGAGAAGCAGTATCAGTCTTAAATGTATCGTATATTTTAGAATTATCAATAATACAGCCAATAGTAAAATACTTTTTTATATAATTTAATAATTGTCTTTTGTTAGATTTAGTAAGCATATTATGTTTTAATTCTGGGCAAACATCTTTCTTACAAGTAAATTCGGATTCTTTACAATAGTTGCATTTTAATTTATTTACTATACTTTTATATTGAGTTATAAATTTATCTTTTTCTTTTTTTGAGAAGAAAACAACACCAGCATATACAGATACATTTTCTTTTTTAGTCAACTTCCCTGAATCATCAATATTAACAGTAACAATCTGAATATCTTTATTTTTTTCTTCCATAGCTAAAAATTCCTTCTAATTTGTTTCAACACGCCAATAATCGTAACTGGCAAACTATCAATTTGATCATTAGTGTAGAACTTAGTTTCAAAATCTGGATTTAATGGTTGTAGCATAATACCAGCATCAGTCTTTGTAACCTTCTTAAAAGTAGCATCATCACCATTAACTGCAACAGCACAAAACTGCCCATTTTCGCAGTTGTCAGTTTTCTCAAAGATAAGTATATCACCTTCAATGAAATTAGGCTCCATACTTTTTCCTGTTGTCTTCAAAGCGAATAACTCTTTATTGCCTCTTGCCATGTCAGCAGGTATATCAATATAGTCTATAACATCAGCAAACATCTGCGTTGGGTATCCTGCAGCAATTTTTCCTAGAAGCGGAATTTGTTTGACATCATTATGATAAGTGTTGTCAGCATTAATAATAAACTCTTGGTCATCATCTAACATTTTTAATAAATCATCTACTGAAACATCAAGCCCATTTGCAACACCTTTAATAGCTTCTAAAGTTGGCTTAATAGGTTTTTGAGTTTTTGGATTAATATTTTTTTCTAACATATAAATATATCCATAACTTAGTCCAGATTTTTTTGCAAAAGCTCTTAAAGATAAATTGTTACTAAATCTATATTTTTTTATTAAATCGTTTAATTTCATAAAATCTCCTATATATTGATATAACTATATTGTATAATCTATTTAACAAAAAAACAATATATTTTTTTAAAAAAAAGTTAAATCTACTTGACAAAGCAAAAAAGATAATATATATTTAGTCCAGTAGATTTAACAAGGAGGTGAAAAAATGAAAAATAGATTACGAGCTTTAAGAGAACAAATAGGGATTACACAAGAAGAATTATCAAGAAAATCTGGAGTTTCAAGACCAACTATTTCAGCAATTGAGAGTAATCAAGAATATATAACAACTAATATTACATTAGAGAAGATAGCACGAGCAATAGATTTTAAAGTGAGCGATATTTTTTTTAGAGATTAAGTTAAGTATATATAACAATAAAGAAGGAAAATGGTATGGAAGAGAATATACAACAAAAAATGATTGATGAAAGCTTTTATAAAATGACAAAAAAATTACCAATAATAATACACGAAATATTAATAACATGTGCTGGTAGTGAATATAACGAAACCGTTTTTGAAATAAGAAAAAATGAAATAAAAAAAATAGTTGATGCTGAAATTGAATCAACATCAAACTATTTTAATAGCATGAAAAATAACTAATTACGAATAGAGTCTAAAAACAAATGACCATTGTATGTAATTGAAGCAATTTCAATAACAATAGGACCAGAAGGTTGAACTGTATCATACGCTTTAGCATTTATAAAACCAGCTTCTAACAATTTTAAAGAAGTATAAACAATGTCAGCGTTAGAATATTTAGAATTTAATTCATTATTAGTTGTTGAAGAAAATTTAATCTTCAGACCAAGATCTAAATTATCTTCAAGATATAACAGAACATCACGAACACAGTCATGATTAAGTTTCATATAATCACCTCCTTTCGAAAAGATTATATAAGCAATAAAAACAAAAGTAAATAAATATAAAAGGAGAATACAGATGAAAAAAATAAAAGAAATAATTGAAGTAATAAAAATAACATTATTAATAACAATATTACCAATTTTAAGCTCAATAATAGCAGAAGAATTAAGCAAAATAATTACAATTCAATTTATTATGACTTTGATTGGAATATTAGTAGTAATAGCAGGAATAGTACTAGTGAAGATTGAAATATATGAAGCTAAGATGAAAAGAATAAAAAAACAAAAAAGACAGATTAAAATTTTTGATTTTTAGACGGGAGTAAAAATGACGATATTACAATTAATATCTACTGAGAATTTTATATCAGTAAATAAAGAGCTAATAAAATTATTAGGATTAGAAGAAGCAATAATTCTAGGTGAATTAGCAAGTGAATATGAATTTTGGAATAGAAGAGGAGAGCTTCAAGACGGATTCTTTTATTCAACAATAGAAAATATAGAAAAGAATACAACGTTATCAGTACATAAACAAAGAAAAGCTTTAAATAATCTAAAAGAAAAAGGATTAATCGAAATCAAAGTAAAAGGAATACCTGCAAAAAGGTATATAAAAATAATTGAAAAACAAGTTTATGAACTATTGAGCTTCCAGTTTGTTAAAAATTCACAAACTAGTTTATCAAATTTTGAGCATACAGTTAGTGAAAAATTAAGCGGAAATAATAATATAAATAATAATAAGATAATAGTAGTAGATAAGGAACTTGAAAAGTCACAAGAATATTTAGATGAAATTAATACAGAACCTAAAAAGGTATTATTATTCTACGAACAAAACATTGGATTATTAAGTCCTTTTATTTTAGAGGACATAGAAGAATATCAAAAACAGATATCTGAAGAATTAATTATTGAAGCAATTAAAAGAGCAGTAGAATCAGGAAAACGAAATTGGCGTTATGCTAAAGGTATTTTAAATAACTGGCTTAGTCAAAATATTAAGACACTACCTGAAGTAGAACAAAACGAAAATGAATATAAAAATAAAAAGAATAGTAAGCAAATAAACAATACAGCTAATAAATTTATAAAAAAAGGAGTATACGAAGATGAAACAGAAGAAGAAGCGGAAGCCAGAAGGCAAAAGATGTATGAGGAACATTTAAAATTGCAGGAGGAAGAAAAAAGACGAAGTCAAAATTACAAAAGAGAAGAAAGTGAGAAATGAAAATTATGAAATTAGATTATATGAGTATTAGCTTTAAACTTGAAAGACTCGAGAAATGCTTTGATAAAACATACAACGCAGTACAAAGAAATGAAATAACAAAAAACTGTGATGGCTTAACTACAGAGCAATTTGATGAATTAATTGATCTAGCAATAAAAGAATATTGTTTTTTACCTAAAATCGCAGAAATAATTAAATTAAAAGAAAAGGTTACACCATCTACAACAAACCAAGAAGAAAAGAAATTTGAAAGGGTAGATTGTCCAATCTGTGGAAGCAGTGGACTTATAGAACAATTTCACAAAATAAACGGAATTGAATATGGAGGATTTTATGCTAGATGTTGCTGCAAAAATGCAGAGCAATGGAAAGAGCAAAAAGGAATAGCACCTTTTGAAGTAACAAAACAATATAAAGATTATATAAAAAATAATAAAGAGTTAGAGAATAAAAAAGTTAGTTAATATTAAAAAATGAAAGGAGCATAAGGAGATGGATGTAGAGAATACTGAAATTGAAAAAGTGTTAACAGTACAAGAAGTAGCTACAATTGCTAAAGTTAGCAAAAGTACGGCGTATGAATGGTTTAAGAGAGCTGATTTCCCAAAAGTTCCTGATAGTAGAATAAATAAAATAAGCTATACAGCATTTAGGTTTTGGTTGATGGGAATTAATTATTATGAAATTATTAAACAAGCAGTAGAGAAAGAAGTCAAAAAAGATTTTAGAAGATAAAAGTAAAAGGAGAAAAACAAATGAGAAAAATAGAATTAATAAAAATAAAAACAAGAATAATGGAGTTTATAACAATCATATTAACAATAGCAATAACAATATTAGGAATAAAGTATGATTATTTAGAGAGAGGCTATATAGCACAAGGCGGAGAATACTTAATACCTATTTTTGGATTATTAGTATTAATACTTTTAGAAGATATAAAAGAATTAAAAATTGAAGAAATAAAAAATAAAATAAAGAAAGGAAAAAATAAAAATGCAACAACAAGAAAAAAATGTGCTTGAATCATTTTTAACAGATTTAGTAGCTTGGATAATAGTAATTGCAATAATAACAGGAATGATAGTTTCGGGATATTTATATTATAAAAATGCAATAATAAATACTAAAAATTTTCATGATTTTATATATTTATTATTCATACCTACAATATCATTAATTAATTTGCTGAACAGTTTAAGAAATTATAAAAAGGAGAAATAGATGGATATAAAAGAAAAAATAGAGTTAATTGAAACATTACTAACTTGTAACAAATACGGAAATCCCGAATTTTCTAAAAGAAAAATAATTGAAGTTTGCAACGAAATAAAAAAAGAACTTGATAGACTATCGCTAAATCAATCTATCAAGAACACATAAAAAACAATTACTTTAAAAAAGTAATTATATAAATTATATTAAAAAAATATAAAAAAGTAAATAACAAGGAAAATATAATGATTGGAACAAAAGAAGAAATTATAAAAATATTACAACAAGAACAAAACAGCACAACATTATATGAATTAAATGAACTAGGAACTAAGCGTAGTAAAAATGCTAATAATTATTTATGGAGCTTAATAAATAAAATAGCTATAAAAATAAAAAGCACATCAGATGAAGTATATAGAATAATGCTCAAAAGATATAGCTCAGTTGAGATGATTAGCGTCAGAGCAGACATAAATATTGATGCATACTTTAAAAATAATAATATTAAATATTATGAAGAAGCGGGAATAACAATATTAAAAAATATTAAATATAAAAATTATAAAATATATTTAGGGAGTTCGGAAATGAATACAAAGCAAATGTCAAGATTGATCGACGGCGTTATAGATGAATGCAAAGCGTTAGATATAGAAACAATGGCAGAAGATTATATAAAAAGATTAAAAGAGGAGGAAAAATAAATGACTTCTAAAGAAGAACTAAATAAATTAATCCAAGATAATTCCAATTTACCCTTGGTTTTTATGGTAAATAACTCTGAAATGTGTGTGGAATATGGATATTCTATATATAAAGATTGGGAATGTCGTATTTCAGAAATATATTGTATTGAAAATAAGTATGAAAAATTGTTTTATGATGATATTAATGAAGTTCAAGAAATATTTGAAAATGAAATGTGTGATGAAGATGAATACCAACATTTATCAGATGAAGATTTTAAAAGAAAAGTAAAAGCGTATATAGAAGAAAATATAGAACATTATAAAGCTATAGTTGTATATTGTTTTAATTAGTTATTTAGGAGATATAGGATGAATAAAATAATATTAATCGGGAGATTAACAAGAGATCCTCAATGTAGATATTTAGATATAAGTAATTCGCTGATGACTACTTTTACCTTAGCGGTAAATAGAAGATTTGTAAAAGAAGAAGCGGAACAAAAAGCAGATTTTATAAATTGTATAGCATGGTCTAATACTGCAGAATTTATAAATAAATATTTTAAAAAAGGTCAGCAAATTGGACTAGTAGGACGACTTCAATCTAGAAGTTGGGAGGATGAAACAGGAGGAAAGCATTATAGTACAGATGTAATAACTGAAGAAGTATACTTTGCAGATTCTAAAAAAGAAGATAATAGTATAGCTAAAGAAGAAATTATAGAAGCTGAAGATCTTCCGTTTTAAGGAGGCATTAATGAAGTCAATATTACAACATAAAAAAGAGTGTTATTTTTGTCATACTACATACAACCTACATTGCCATCATGTCTTTGAAGGAACAGCAAACAGAAAAATATCAGAAAAAAACGGATTTAAAGTATGGTTATGTGCAGAACATCATAATATGAGTAATAACTCAGTTCATTTTAATAGAAATATGAGCTTAATACTAAAAAGGCTATATCAAAAAGAATATGAAAAAACTCATAGTCGAGAAGAATTTATAAATCTAATAGGGAGGAATTATTTAGATGAATAAAGAAAAAGTAGAAGGATTATCAATGATGATTGAAAGTTTATTACAACAAGTTGATATATTTGCACAAACAATAGAAGCGGAAGATATGGAATTATTAGAAGAAGCTAAAAATCTATTAGAAAATAAAATCAGTTATAAACAGTCTGCATTTGTATTATATGCAGCAATAGGAATGAATGCCGATACTACAGAAGAAAAGATGAAATTAAAAACAATAAATTTATTAATAGAATTGGTAAAAGCAAGAGTAGAATTTAAAAATGAAATATTGAGGTTAGAAGAAGAAAATAAAAAGAAAGAAGAAAACATAGCTTTATTTAAAACATTAGGATTATTATAAAATTTTAAATAAATATAAAGGAATAATAAAAATGAATGAAATACAAATAAAAAATAGATGCACTGATGAAGTGATCTTTAAATATAAATGCGAGAATAACACAATAAAAAATACAGTAGAAGAAGCAGTAAAAAGAGGTGCTAATCTCAGTTATGCTAATTTACAATGTGCAGATTTATCTGAGGCTGATTTAGTGAACATCAAACTAGAAGATGCAGATTTAAGCTTTGCAAATTTGAGTAATACAAATTTAAAGAATGCTGATTTGAGATTTGCAGATTTGCGTTATGCAGATTTAAATAGTGCCGATTTGAGATTTGTAGATTTAAGCTATGCAGATTTGAGTAATACAAAATTAAACAATATCAATTTGTATAATGCTAATATGTATAATACACAGTTTTAAATTAGGATTAATAAAAAAGGAGTAAATACAAATGAAGACACCTAAATACCATAACAGAAAATTAAATTTTATAAAAAGAATAAATAATTTATATTTATTTGAAGACCCAAAAACAAAAATCAAAACAACATTCACATTAGAGCAGTTAGCAGAATTTAATATGAAGGCTAGAGAGATATTAGTAAAGAATAATAATAGTAATATAAATTATTACGAAGAAAAGATAAAGAAATATAATAAATATCTGGAAGATAAAAAAAGCAAAGGAGAATTAATTTTTGAGTGGTTAAAACAACATCCAAACAAAACGGCAAGAGAAATAGAAGACGAGTCAAATATATGCGAGTATCAAGAAGTGAGCAATACTGTACGAGACTTTAATAAAAAATATATAAATAAAAATAAACAAATTTGTTCATATAAAGTAAAACAAAATATAAAAGGTAAAAGTAGCGTAGTAAATTGCTATTTTGCAGAAGATTTATAATATAAATTCTAATAATAAATAATTTTAAGGAGAGTATGAATGGAGTTTGATGTTGTAGAAGAATTGAAAAATTTTAAATTTAGTCAAGAATGGATTAAATCACAATTATTAAAATATGAGGAATTAAGAGAGCAAGCCTATAGTTTAAAATCACCTAACTTCGATGGAATGCCTAAAGCAATAAATAAAATGAATGATACTTTAGAAGAATTAATGGATAAGTACACAGAATTAATTGATATACTAACAGAAAAGCAGAATAAACTTAATAAAGTTGTAGTAGCACTAGAAGAGCTAGAACCCATCCAAAAAACGATTTTAAGTGACAGATATATAATTGGATTAAGAGCATATCAAATAGCTAGAAAACGAAACTACAGCGAGAGAGCAGTATATAAAATTATTAGAAGCGGGTTAGAGAAATTAGAAAAAATGGAAAAGGAGAATTAAAATGGATGATGATATTGTTTCAATAATATGTCGTATAATTTTTATAGTTGTTGTAATTTTTGCAGTTATTTTTTTATCAAGAGGAAAAAAAGGTACTGGAACTAATATGCAAAATGAAACAAAAGATTATTTGAAAATATATGAAGGTAGATATTACACTTATGGAGTAACAGAAGATGGTACAAAAGAAATTTTAAAAAGTTATAAATTTAAGAAATAAAAAAGAGTGCAGTCGCTTAAAAACGATTGCATTTTTTATTGATATTACTGCTTTTGAAATGGATTAAAATATTTTTTAAAAAATTCAAAAAAAGTGTTGACGTTTGTTGTACAATGTTGTACAATATAATTAAGTCAAGAATAAAGATAACTCTCGAAAAGGAGAACAAAAAATGAGATATGAAGAATTTATAAAATTACCAATTTTAGATGAAGAACAAAAAGAATATTTAGAAATGATTAAAGAAGACTTTGGGCATTTCAATTATAATAAAGATACTTACTTCTGCAGCACAATTGCAAATTTCAAAGAAGTTGAAAATGAAGAAATATTAAATAAAATGAAAAATTGTGATGTTGATTTTCAAAGTGATGCAAGTTCAAGATACATATATACTGAAGATGGTGTCTATAGATATTCAGACCATTGGAATAGTGGTGTTGCATCTTGCAGTTGGTTCTTAGATTGCAATGAAATTGATGAATATAAATTGGGATTTTGTAAATGGAGCGATTTTGTTCCGAATGATCTTAGATTAATGATTTATTCAACTAACAAAGAATTAGTTAATAAATATGCAAAAAATGCAAATGTTGATTCAATTGGAAATTTTTATGGAAGATGTATCAATTACTACAAATTTTTAGAAAGAGATAATTTTGGTACAGGAATTAAAATTGAAAATAAATCTTTATATTCTTTTACAAGAAACAGTTCAAGTTCACTTACTATTTAAAAAATAATAAAAGAGTGCAGTAAAGTGCAGTATTTATATAGTATACTAGTATCGTAGAATAATTTAGTTATAGTAATCAAAGCAGTGCAGAAATGTACTGTTTTTTATTATGGAGGAAATTATGCAAAAGATAGAAGATATCGAACGATATAAAGATATGATGTGTCCATTCTGTGAGCATTATAAAACTAATTTTGAAGAGTGTGAGATTAGGAAGTGCGTAGACGGAACAATTAAGTGTTGTGAATATGAAAGAAATAAGAAATTGAAAAGAGAAATATTCAATGAAAAAGTTGTGTTCTAAGTGTGGAGAGTTTCACGATATTAATTATAAATGTAATAAAAGAATTTATATGAAAAAAGAAGAAGATAAATTAAGAAATACTTCAAGATGGAATAAGAAATCAAAACAGATTAAAGAGGATGCACAATATATCTGTGAAGTATGCAGAGATTTAGGAATACATCTAGATAGATATTCAAAGAAGTATGTAGAAGTACATCATATTAATAAATTAAGAGAAGATCCAGATAACTTATTAAATGATGATTTACTAATTTGTTTGTGTAAAAAACATCATTTAGAAGCGGATAATGGTAAGTTAAGTAAAGAATATTTAATCAGTTTAGTAAAGAAAAGATTATAAAAGTATACCCCCCTACAAAAAGTAGATAAAAATAAAAGTTTGTTAAAAAC